AGAAGTACGGTATGCGTTCATCGCCGACGTAGCCAAGTTTACCACCTCTAGTAAATCACCTTGCGCAGCAGCCGCCACTTTTGCAGACTGTTGCATGATATCCATAGCTTCTGCCCCACGAAAACCAGCTGATGTTGCAAAATAAAGACCTTCTGCTAATTTAAGGGGGGCTACTCCAGATACAGAGGCAAAGTCCAAAACAGTAGAATACCAAGCTTCCACTTCATCTCTGGAAACACCTATAATAGATATTATCTTGGTCATTTGTGCTTCAAATGCCATTGCAGCTTTGACACTCCCCGTTGCAAACCCAATAATCGGGGCCGTAACGTACATAGTCATCTGTTTGCCTATGCTTTGCATCTTCTTTGCTGCTTTGGCAAAAGATTGTTCTAGGCTTTTTGCAGCTTCTTCTCCGGCAGGAACTATTTCATTGATAGAAAGTTTGGCCTGTTTCAAGGCGTTTTCAAATTCCTTGATATCAAGTCCTAGACTCGCTACTAATGCCCCTATTTTCTCTTGACTTGCCATTTTTCTGTAGGTTTTTGTTGTTTCTACTGGCGATACCCATCATGACACTCAGCATCTGCTGTGGTGTCTGTTTTGTTGGCTTTTTCTTTTTGTCCCACGCGAACGGAAGCAATTTGGTAGGGTCTAATTCTGTTTTTTTCAGAGGGCGTTCCGAAGCATTCCATACATGAGTAGCGACATATCGGGCTGCTTCGAATTGAACTCTCATTTCCTCCATTTCCATATCCGCTTTAATTGACAAAGCTGTGTAAAACTCGCTTGGGGTCATCTCATAAAATTCAGCAGGGGTGATTCCCAAGCGAGAAACAGCCATTCCGCAGCATTTGTCAAAATAATCGACCGTTGCGTGGGCTTTTAGTTTTTTTCGTCAGGAATAGGGGCTACCTGTTCGGCTTTTTGCGCTTCCAGTTCTTCCGGAACAACTTTGCCAGACATATCCTGGAACAACTGTGGGAGGATCTTGAAGAAGTCTGCATAAACATCATCAAAGATGTCTTCCAGTTCTTCCGGATCATCTTGTACTTTTTGTGGGAAAGGAATTTCGTCAGCCCTGCATCCTTTTTGCCAAGAAACCAAAAACAGTTTCTCCATATCATCGAGAGTCAGTTCATTGATGTTAGATTGGCCTGAGAATATTTTTTTACCGGTTTTGAACTCAAAACGTTTTACTCCGGAAATGGTGAGTCGCAAAGGAATGTCACCATACTTGTCTGATTTAATGTAGCGTACCATGATTATAAGTATTAAAGTTAAAAGCCCTGAGTAGGCAAATTCAAATTAGGTTGAAGGAATTGCGCTGATATTTACCTTACCGCTGATCTGGATGGTAACGTCGCAAGTAATTTTGTCCCCAATAGGAACAGAAAGCGGCAGTTCCGTTACCAGACCGCTGAAACTAAAAGTTGTTTGATCATCATCCGGAAGAGCAATACTATACGTTTGTACTTCGTCGGACTCATAATCGGTATTCAACAGGTCGTAGTTTTCCCGAGTAAAGTTCATACTCAGCGTAACTGTCCCAGGTTCACGAAGCCCACCAATATACTGGCGATAGCCATCGGTGTCTTCCAACCGTGTTACCTCAATGGTTTCACGGGATTTGGTGGGGCCTTCAATACTGTTGATTTCCCCGATGGGCACACTATTCCTTGAAAAAATCGTGCCTTGCCCTGTAATTGCTTCACTCTGTGCCATAACACATCATTTTTAAATTAAACATTTTATCGTCGTTGTGCCTCCATACTAAAAATAATATTCGGCCGATTGTTGTCGTCCCATTCCATTAGATATGGAACAAAAAGCGCACGTATTAACGTGTAGGTCACTCCATTTATTTGGATATTCCTTTTGCCTTGCAACCATTCCATTATCTGGTAGGCTTTCGTCATAGCGTCTGAATAACTGTTATCACGAACAACGCATTGGAATATATCCCTGTTGTATTGATGCTCTGTAATCCCCAATTCCGGCATTGCTGATGCAACGTCGTATAAACATACAACTTTCACCGGAGTTGTCGGCATTTTTGCTATAAAAAGATTCGTCCCAAAAGACAAACCAAGCCCAGCACCAATGAGTATATCTTTAATATCTATAGTAACTGCATTCATAATGCACTATTTTTTAAAGCTTTTAGTATTTCCTTTTTCTGCTTTAGAATATGCTCTATAAAAAATTTAGGGCCGGATGCAGGACGTTGCCAGTTGATAGATGGGTCTGTTCTTTCATGCACGATATTTGCATAGTTTGCAGAAAAGCCAAAAAACATACCGGGCTTCGTTTGTGCATCCGCTGCGGATTTAAGGGCAGATAAGTTTGCATTCTGTTGCTGAACATCTCTTGGTTTAGCACCAGTTTGAGAATACCCACTCGGAAGGGATGTTGTAGCCCCTTTGCTATTCTTGATAAAAGTAAAATAGGAAGACCGCAACAAACCAAAATCTAGCGGAGTCTTTGGATAGCTATTTTCGGTACTCCGCTGCACCAGTATAGATGTTTCTATCATGCCTTGAGTAC